GCACCAGCTGCTGCAGACTGTCACACGAGGCTTCGGCCACGATGTTCCCGCTGTCATCGCTGCGTACGGTCAGATTCGCCTGTCCACTCTTCCCGCGATACACCGCCCCTTCAGGAAGTTTACGGAGGCTGTCCGCCGGTATAGTCAGCTTCACCGAACTCGCCGGTACCCCCGCCATCACCAGTCCCGCCCGTCGACTTCCGCTCGCGCTGTCGGCGCTTGCCGTTTCCGTCCGGACTTCCCGGTTCATGCTCTTTCGGTGACTCGCGCAACCTGTCAAGCACAGGGCAATCGTCACGATGAGGACAGTTCCCGGCTGTATCAATAGCTTTTCTAAGACGGGCCATCTCACGTGTATTGCGGGCCAGTTCTTTCTTTGTTTCACAAAATTCATCTTTCAGAGGTTTTACAATATTCTCCATCAAAATGCGGGTGGCATGTTCGGCGTTATCTATGCGCATAGCCTCTGCACCGGCCTCGGCCTTCATCGCTTCCGCTTTCGCTTTTCTCACAGTAGCCCGCAAGGAGCCAATGGTCGCCACCGTACCAACCAGGCCGCCGCCAAGGATAATGTTCATAAATTCGCTCAAGTCCATACCACCCGGTTTTATTATTGATTAATACCTATTTCTTTCAACCATTCCTGCACATCGAAACTCGGACAGGCTTTCGCTGCCAGTTCGTTGTGTCCTACAATGCGTACATCAGGAAATTTCCGGTGAAAATCCTTCACATACTTCTCCAGTGCCTTTTTCTGACAGCCGGTGCGGGTGTCTTTCGGGGTCTTACCGTCTTTTTCCACGCCTCCGGCATACACGATGTGACGGCTCACACTGTTATATCCCTTGGCTCCGTTGGTCACTTCCCAAGGGTCCACCTGTGCATCCTCATTGTTTTCTACCAGACGTTCCACGCCTCCGTTCAGGTGGAACAGGTCGGTATAGCCAACCTGCTTCCATCCTCTTCCTCCCTGGGCAACCGGAGATGTATGCCATTTGCGGATGTCCGCAGATGAAACCTCACGTCCCTCCGGAGTTGCCGTACAGTGTATTACCAGATATTTCAACTTTGCCATAATCATCATGCTTGATAGCCGCTCATCATTACCACTCCGGCATCCTCTTTCTTGGGCATGCAGATGAAGTAATGGCGGAAGTTAATCAGGTTACGCTGGTTCAACGGGTCGTTCTTTGACTCGGAATAATACATCTTGGTAGAGCCTGTTGCCTTGAAAACCCGCTGTTTGTAGAAGGCAAACGAACACGGGAATTCACCGGCTTCTGCCGTTGCACCCAATGCCTTTTTCACTCCGGCTGTAGTATAAAGCGGATTGTTGCCGTACTCATAGATTTCAAAGCCGTACAGGTTGCCTACCTTGCCGCTGTTGCGGTCAATGTTGTACTGCTCGCGGAATGCCTGGCTGGTCAGCAGCAGGTCATTCACATGGTCGGGGCAAAGCACCAGTCTGCGGCCGTCTGACGGCACGCGCAGGTTGTCAAGGGCACGCTTCATTTCCACAAGGTCATTCACGGTAAGGCGCAGACGGTTTGTGGCCGGATCTTTCTCGCCGGTAGTCTTAAGCACCGGGGTCGTTGCCGTATTCTTGTTCGCGCAAAGGGCATGGGCCGCCTTGGTGAACTTCGCATCATTGATACTGTTGGCATGACCTTCCTTTACACGGGCGGTCTTGTCATAGCTGATGGCATAAAGTTCGTCATCCGTAATCGGCGTGGCCTTGGTCTGGAATTTGTCAAGCTTGATGGCGATGTCCTTGTCTTCCAAAGCCTGTACGTCAATCGGGTAGGTCTTGTTGTTAATCAAGACGTCCGGATCCACCCCTACCTCTACCAGATGAATCACATCGTTGTTCACGATACTGCTTTGGTCGGGAATTCCTGACAGCCACGTGCCTTCCAGCCCGGCACGGAGTACCTTGACAAGCTCGCCCGTCCAGATTTCCGTATAAACCCCTTCACGGAGTATTGAAGCGCTCTGCGGAGCCATGCCCATGAAGGCTGCCACCGCATTCATTCCCACAGCTCCGGCTGCAGGAGAGAATCCCAGCACGGAAGCACACACGGCACCTGTCAGCGTATTGAACAGGAGTGCCGTCAAAAGCATTACAATTTTTCCCATTGTCTTCATTTTAAAGGTTTTCAAATTTCACAGGTCATTCCATATTCGGCCTTGTACAGACGCTTGTACTCCTCCGGGTTCTGCTCACGCATTTCAAGCAGTGCGTCACTCGGGACATCGCTCAGCTTGGCATAGGTGGACGGCTGTGCCTGCTGCTTGCCACCCTGGTAACTCAGCACGGTGGAGATCTTCACCTGGGGTTGCATGGCATCAAGCACATTCTTCAGCTCGTCGGATCCAACCTTCTTGCCCAGTTCGATAAACTGTGCCTTCTTGTCTTCCCCCAGTCGTTTCTCCGCTACGGCCTTTTCCACAAGACCGGTAATGCGGGCCAGGGTCAGCTTCCCGTTTTCATCTTTCAGAGAGTCATTCTCAGCCTTGGCCGCTTTCAGGTCATTCAATGCCCGGGTTACATCAGCCTCCGTCGCCGTTTCCGGCAGCCCCAATTGAAGGGCCAAAAGTTTCAGTTCCATTTCTTCTTCTGTTTTTTGATTATTGATTGATGGCAAGGGACATTCCCCGTCCCTTCCCAAAGTGATTTGTTTACCGTCTTTCATCAATATGATGGCATCATCGTTAGAACCAACGTCCACCAGAGAGACCTCGTACAGTTTACTCTTGGTCACGGTCGGACAAGTCTGTCCCGGCAGTAGATGTTCGGGCTGTTCGCTCAGTTCCAGGATATCTATGCCGGCACTTACCATTCTCAGGCTGCCGAACTCAAATTGTTTCTTACACCTCTTACTGAGGTCGGTCGCCTCGTCAAACACGGGTTCACCGGTCACCTCGCCGTCTTCCACCCGGATATCCTTCACATAACCGATCACGCTACCGCGCTGGTGCATGTACAGCAGTACCGGATTCCGACAGTACTGCTCCACACTCATGCCCGATGTCAGCACGCGGCTTCCGTAACTGTTCAGGCTGTCATTTGAAATTCTTACACGTTTACTCATTTTTCCATGCCACGCCTTTGTGCGTTGGCTTTGCAATATTACGGAGCACTCGCAGGGCCGCCAAAAATGTGTGCAACGGTTGCACACTTCTATGAAACCGTTACACATTATTTTGGCGGCAAACCGATAAGCGGACAACTTTGCGAACAAATCGGGCAGGTGTACAGTCATTCCAATACCTGCCGTTCAAACCTATATTCTTTATAATATGACAAAGGCAGAAATCGAAAAGAAGAAATCGCTCGCACGCTCACTATTCCTCTCCGGAATGGAGCAAACGGAAATAGCGGAAAAGGTGGACGTGTCTCGTGTCACCATATCCAAATGGTGTACCTCCGAAGGGTGGAAAGAAGCAAGGGCGGCAAAGAACGTCACCCGGCCGGAACTGGTGAACAAGCTTCTGCTCACCATCGACACGCTTATCACACAAGTGAACTCGTCGGAAGACCCCACATTGATAGCCGGGCTGGGCGACAAGCTGGCAAAACTGTCGGCGGTCATCGAGAAGCTCGACAAGAAGGCCAATGTGGTGGATGCCATCGAAGTGTTCATGGCATTTTCCAAATGGATCGAATACCGCTCGACGATCGACCCGGATGTGACCCCGGAATTGGTAAAGGCCATCAACAAGTACCAGGACCTGTACATAACCGAACAGATGGGCATAAAATAACAAGGGCATGGCAACAGCAGCGGAAAAGAAACAGGCATACGAACAGTGGAAAGAACACTGCAAAAGGGTACAGTCCATTACGGATACGGCGCTGCTCGCAGGCGAGACACCGGCACAAAGGGACAGGCGCATTCTGCGGCTGCAGGGTAACTATGCCGCATTCTGCGAATATTACTTTCCCCACTTCCTCACCTTGCGTGACAAGACTACCGGGGAAGCCATACGCACCATTCACAATGCACCGTTCCACAATGCGGCAGCGGCCAAAGTAAGGGGTACGCCCAACCTGAAGGCGGTATTCATGTGGCCGCGCGGTCATGCCAAGTCCACTCACATGGACATCTTCGTCCCATTATGGCTCATGTTCCAACCAAAGCGGCTCATCAATTTCATGGTGGTGGTCGGCAAAAGCGAAGACTCTGCCACACGTCTGCTGGGCGATATTCAGGCGGAACTGGAACACAACCAGCGCATCATTGCCGACTTCGGCAAGCAGCAGGGGAATGCCTCCTGGCAGGATGGGGAGTTCAAGGCTGCCAACGGGGTGAAATTCCTGGCTTGCGGACGCGGACAGTCTCCGCGTGGTCTGCGCGACCGGGAAGCACGCCCGGACTACATCGTCATCGATGACTTGGATGACGACGAACTGTGCCGCAATGAGAAACGGGTGCATGACATTACAGACTGGGTGAAAGAAGCCCTTTTTGGTGCACTGGATGTGGGCCGGGGACGCTTTATCATGGTCGGGAACCTCATTTCTAAAAACTCGGTGCTGGCCAATCTCACCAAGACAAAAGGGGTACATGTATCCGTCATCAAGGCAATAGACAAGAACGGAGAACCGGTATGGCGCGAAAAATGGACAAAAGAGGAGGCGCAGGAATACAGGGATTTCGTAGGCTACCGGGCATGGGAAAAGGAGATGATGCACAACCCCATCGTGGACGGCACTATCTTCCGGGCAGACTGGATTCGTTACAAGAAACTGCCCAGACTGTCCAAGTATGAAATGCTGGTCTGCTATACCGACCCCTCTTTCAAATCGACCACTTCAAACGACTACAAGGCTTGCCGCCTTTGGGGCAAGATTGGGAAGGAACTGCACCTTATAGACTGTTACGTCCGGCAGGATACCGTTTCCGGAATGGTACGGTGGCTTTACGACCTCTACGAGCGTACACGCGATACGGCAGCCGTCCAGTTCTTTATGGAAGCGAACTTCATGCAGGATGTCATTCTGGATGAGTTTGAGGCAGAAGGAAATCTGCGTGGATACCAACTGCCCATCATGCCGGACAAACGAAAGAAGCCGGACAAGCTCCAGCGCATCGAAGCGGTGTCACCATTATGGGAACGCGGTTTCGTATTCTACAATGAGAAGTTGAAAGAATCGCCGGATATGCAGACCGGAATCGAACAGACCTTGGCTCTGGAGCGTGGCAGCCGTATTCACGATGATGCACCGGATGCCGACGAGGGAGCCATCTGGATGCTGCAGCGCAATTCAAGACAGGAGAGTTTTCAACCGGTGTTCGGCAAAAGGCCGACCGCCAAAAATATATGGTAACATGATACAACTGATTAAAAGAATGATTTTTGCATGGCGCTATAAACGTGCCGTTGCCCGTGCTTGCAAGTATGCCAAGCTCTACGGAAGAAAATACTACGTCCTGTATATGGGCGGCAAACTGAAAGTTGTCCCCAAAAGGAATATCTGCGAACTGATTCACCGCCACCGTTTCCGCAAGGGAACCACTATCCGGGATATAGAAAAAATGGCATTATTCATCACTAAATAATAAGGTCATGTTCATTACAGAAGAAGATTACAAAGTTGTCATCGGCGACAACGCATTGAAGGTCATCTCCCAGGTAAGCCCGGAAAACCGTACCAATGCAGAAGCGGAAGCCCGGGAAGAAATTGCCGGTTATCTACGGCCGAAATACGACTGTACGGCCATTTTCTCTGCACAGGATGAACACCGGAACCGGCTCATTGTCATGTACACCTGCGACATTTCACTTTACCACATGAGCGCAGCCATGCCACAAAAGATGGGAAGCGAGATACGCAAGGAACGATATGAACGGGCCATCAAGTGGCTTGAAGGCGTACAGGCCGGAAAAATTGTCCCTGATTTGCCCTTGGCTGTCGGAGAAGATGGGCTTCCGTCCGGAAATTCACTTGTTTACAGCTGTCAGAAGCAGCTTCATCATAACTGGTAGGACTATGGATATTAAAGACTTTTTCAGCGGTATGTTTTCCAGTAAACCGAAAAACGTACTGCAAACGCCATACGGCAATTTTAATCTGGCCAAGGGGAAAGACATCAAGCGGGTGCAGAAAATGGTCATCGACCTGCAGCGCACCACCGATGCACTCACCCGGAAGGACATCAAGAACTGGCGCGATGCCTGGCAGTCGGCCATCAATGTGGACAGCCCCAGCCGCCAGCGCCTGTACGACATCTACCGGGACGCGGAAATAGATCTTCACCTCTCCGGATGCGTGGAGCAGCGCAGAGGGTTTGTCATGGCACGCTCTTTCAAAATCGTAGACGTGAAAGGGGATGAGAACGAGGAGGCGGTACACTTCTTCGACCAATCCTGGTTCAAACAGCTCATGCGATATGCGCTCGATTCCATCTACTGGGGACATTCGCTCATCGAATTGGGCGACCTTTGCACTGACGGCGACGGCTGCATCTGTTATTCGGATGTGAAGCTTATTCCGCGTAAGCATGTCATTCCTGAATATGGGCGTGTCATAACCGACCTCGGACAGGACTGGACTACAGGTATAGACTACCGCCAGCCGCCTTTTTCGGACTGGCTCATTGAGGCCGGCAGACCTGACGACCTCGGGCTGTATCTCAAGGCAGCTTCACAGACTATCCCCAAAAAGAATATGCTGGCTTTTTGGGATACCTTCGGGGAAATATTCGGAATGCCCATGCGTATAGCACGCACCACCTCGCGCGACCAGAAAGAAATCGACCGCCTTGACAAGATGCTGCGTGAAGCCGGAACCGCTCTCTCCATGGTGGCAGGAATGGAAACCGAAATCGAATTTGTGGAAAGCGGCAAGGGAGATGCATTCAATGTCTATGACAAGCGCATCGATCGGGCCAATTCCGAACTGTCAAAGCTTATCATCGGACAAACGATGACCATTGAGGACGGAAGCAGCCTCTCACAGTCTGAAACGCACCTTGAAGTGTTCCAGAACCTCGTGGAAAGTGACTGCGACATGCTGCGGGATATAGTGAACAACCAACTCATTCCGCGCATGGTTCGTCACGGTTTTCCTGTCAAGGGACTGCGTTTTGATTGGGACTACTCCATTGACTACACTCCCGAACAGCAGAAAGCCTACGAAGAAATGGTACTGCAGCACTACAAGGTGAAGCCACAGTACTTTGAGGAAAAATACGGCATTCCGTGCGAGGAGAAGGAACCGAAGGAAGAGCCGGACCCGGCAGATCCGAAAAAGAAGAAAGACGACAAACAGGCTGGAACGCTATCCCGTTTTTTCGACTGAGCCCCGAGGATTATTCGGGGCTGCATCTACGCTACAGTTCATTGCTTGGCAATCATACCCTCCAACTCTCAAAAGAGGACGAGGCAAAATTGATGCGTGACAAGCTTACAGAGATGTTCGACCGCATGATGAAAGCCCTGTTCCGGGAGCAGGGGGCAAACCTTGAAATCAACATACTGGCTTCAGAAGAGGCGCAGGACTTTATAGAGACGCACGCCTCCGTCCTGGACTCTTCATTCCGGCAGGTGGAGATGTCCGAGGCCATGCGAGGGCGCCTGCAGAGGTCGGATTATATATTCTCAGGCCTAAAGACGTTCCATGAACTGAACGAAGCCTTCCCCTCCCTGCTGGATGAGAACGGCAATCGAAAAACGTTCGAACGCTTTTTGAACGATGTCCGGAAGATAGACGAAACCTATAATCGGGGCTACCTCCGGGCAGAGTACAACTTTGTGCAGGCTTCGGCGACTATGGCCGCCAAGTGGGAACGGTTCGCAGAAGACGGGGACCGCTACAACCTCCAGTACCGGACGGCCGGGGATGGCAAGGTTCGCCCGGAACATGCCGAACTGCATGGGGTAACACGACCTATGGCAGACCCCTTTTGGGAAGAGTATTTCCCGCCAAATGGATGGAACTGCAGGTGCACCGTAGTCCAGGTACGAAAATCCAAATATCCGGAAACGCCCTACGATGAGGCAATGGCATTGGGCGAGTCAGCCCTTCAAAGGGACACCAAAGGCATCTTCCGGTTCAACCCGGGAAAAGAACAGAAGACCATGCCGGATTACAACCCATACACCATCAAAAGGTGCAGGGATTGTGATATGGCCAAAGGGAAACTTAAACTGGCCTTCGTTCCGGACAACGAGCTGTGCGCCGCCTGCAAAATACTGCAAAAATGCGCCGGAGACCGGGAAAAGTCCGCACGAGCTATCGAACGTATCCATTATCTGCATGAAATGGAGCCTCTACTTCAAAAGAAAGTGGAAAAGAACATAAATGGCAAGGACTTGAATATCGGCTTTACCAAAGAGGGCAACAAGCACTTGTTCTCCGACACATTCGGACGGACACGCATCGTTTCCAAGGAGGACTTGAAGAACCTGGATTCACACCTTGAACGTGCCGAATATGTGGATGATTCCGCATTGACTCACCCAAGGACGGACAATGTGGAACACTTCTTCTACTTCAAAGTTAAAATCAATGGAAAATGGGTAAGGCTTAATGTTGCCAAAGAAGTAACAAGAAGGGATAACGGTTATATCCGCATAAAATACTTTTTATACTCAGTAAATGATATAATAGTAGAATAAAAAAAAACAAAAGCACCAAGGGCGACACTTTGGACTAAAACGCCTGCTCGTCATTCCCTCAATGCTTCTGTGTTTGCAAATATACAAAACATTTTTTAATCCAATTGCTTATGAACAAGATTCTTTCATTTTTGAAACAAAGTAACCGCTACAAACACCTGGTAGGCGGTTTTATCGTGGGGCTGCCAGCCCTGACACCGTACGCGGCCTTATACGCAGCCGCCATCGCAGCCTCCTCGCTGGAGCTCAAAGACAAGCTCCGGGGCGGTCGTTGGGACTGGACGGACTGGACACTCACCGTGACCGGAGGAGCAATCGCCGCATTGATTTTCCTCGTTATCTAACAAGGGGACTGGCTTTTATCCGTACCTTTGCACCCCGGTGGAGCTTCCTGATAGTCCGTGTGGTCTATCGCGGGTACAACAATGCGAATGCGAATGGCGGCGTGTCGAATGCGAATGCGAATAACGATGCATCGAACTCGAACACGAATGTCGGCTCCCGTCTGGAAATCTAACAATCGGCGTACAACACCGGGGACGTGTCCCCTACCGTGGTGCCGAGGGAAGCAAGCCACAGCAAAAGCGCACAGGTGCGGAAAGCTGAAAAATCACGCGTCGGGTGGAGTTTGGTAGGCTCAAGTCAGCTCGAAGAAGTCAGACCCGGGGAAAGGAAGGCCCTTATCTTCCGTTTGTAAAACAATCAAAAAAAACGATGCTATAATGCACAGGCAAGGATATATAGTGGAAGAGATTGCCGATTATTCCAATATGGCGGAATCGTTCAACCAGGTCCTCCGTGGCTCCAAACGAAAAAAAAGCCGCCAGGGACGTTACCTGCTTGCGCACAGGGAAGAGGTGCTTCAGGAACTTACCGGAAAAATCAAGACGGGTACATTCACCGTCAAGGATTACCGGGAGAGGGAAATCGTGGAGGGTGGAAAAATGCGACGTATCCAGATACTCACCATGAAGGACCGCATCGCCGTCCACGCAATCATGGCCGTAGTGGACAGGCACCTGAAGAAACGGTTCATCCGTACCACCTCAGCCAGCATCAAGAACCGCGGCATGCACGACCTCATGGAGTACATACGCCGCGACATGAAAGAAGACCCGGAAGGAACACGCTACTGCTACAAATTCGACATCTCCAAGTTCTATGAGAGCGTGGGGCAGGATTTCGTAATGTATTGTGTCCGGAGGGTATTCAAGGACAAGAAACTCATCGCCATGCTTGACAACTTCGTAAGGCTCATGCCGCAAGGAATCAGCATCGGGCTGAGGTCGTCGCAAGGGTTGGGCAACCTGCTCCTGTCTGTTTTTTTAGACCATTATTTGAAGGACAAGTACGGCGTCCGCCATTTCTACCGCTATTGCGATGACGGCGTGGTACTCGGTGACGCGAAATCAGAATTGTGGAAGATTCGTGATGCCGTCCACTTCCAGGTCACACAAATCGGGCTTACCGTAAAGCCTGATGAACGTGTATTCCCGGTGGACGAGGGCATAGACTTCTTGGGATATGTCATATACCCCGACCATGTGCGCCTACGCAAGCGCATCAAACAGAAGTTCGCCCGAAAAATGCACGAGGTCAAATCGAGGAAAAGAAGGCGTGAACTGGTCGCTTCCTTCTATGGGATGGCCAAGCACGCCGACTGCAATATGTTGTTTAATAAATTAACAGGCAAAAAAATGAGATCATTTAAAGACTTGAACGTTTCCTACAAGCCGGAAGACGGCAAGAAACGTTTTCCCGGCTCCGTGGTAAGCATCCGGGAATTAGTGAACTTACCCATCATCGTGAAGGACTTCGAGACCGGCATCCGCACCGAACAGGGCGAAGACCGCTGTATCGTAGCCATCGAGATGAATGGCGAGGCCAAGAAGTTCTTCACCAACTCGGAAGAGATGAAGAACATCCTCGCGCAAGTGAGTGAAATGCCGGACGGATTTCCGTTTGAGACCATCATCCGGACGGAAACTTTCGGCAAAGGTAGAACCAAGTATGTATTCAGCTGATGAAAAAAGTGGAAGGAAACACCGGGGTACGGTTGCTTGAATGCATAAACCCCATTAAAAACAAATGGCGTGTCCGATGGGACGTGCAGCCGGGAGAGAACGGATCGGCCACCTACATGGAAGAGGAGTTCGACCATCGACCCACCGAAGACGAGATACGCTCCACGGTCATAACATGGCACAACCGGGAAACTGACAAGGATATCCTATCAGGTTTCACCTACGAGAATGTCCCGGTATGGTTGTCAAGCGAGAACCAGTTCAACTACAAGGCAGCCTACGACCTTGCCGTGCAAACAGCAGGGGCGACTCTTCCGGTCGTGTTCAAATTCGGGACGGACACCGAACCGGTCTATCGCGAGTTTGCTACACTGGAAGACCTGACAGACTTCTATACGAAAGCCATGCAGCATATCCAAAACACGCTGGCCGACGGATGGAAAAAGAAAGATGTATTTGATTTGTCGCTATATGCGGTAGATTAAAAAAAGCCTTCGGGGGTAAGGCTGTAAAAAAAGCCCCCGGCCTGTTAAAACAGTCGTCTCACTTACTATTAAACACAACGCACCCAAATGGAGCGCGGCCGGGGGCAATGCCCTCATGCCACCCCATTTGGGTGTTTTCGTTGTTGTTTAATAAGTGAGACAGTGCAAAAGTACTAATTTTTGTTGAATATGAAAGTAATTGAGATACTGAAATTGAATAAAGGAATGCTGAAAACATGCCGGAAAGTGGGAATCCGGATGGAAGACGTACAGTATATCGAACTATACAATGACTACAACAGGCTGTTGGACGAAGGCGAAAAGGTTTCCTACATCGTGGCAGTACTGGCCGAACGTTATAATGTTTGCGAGCGAAAGGTATACACGCTCATCAAACGGCTGCAAAGCGACTGTAACCCGTTTGCAGTGTAATGGGACAGCCTCCCCATTGAAGAGGGATAACGGCGCGGTACCTTTGCAGGGTATCAAAACGACACACCATGAACAAGTATTATCAAATCCTGAAAAAGGTACTTGCCGACGGCAAGACACAAAAAGGCAGAAAAGGCGAAAGCCGTTACCTACTGAACGAGACGGTAACGCTGTCCCCTGCGGAACTGCTCGATATTTTCGAGGGACACAATATCGCACGGAAAAAGCTCAGAAGCGAACTGTCGCTCTTCATGAGCGGGGAAAGACAGGTTGAGAAATACCGGGAAGCCGGGATAAACTGGTGGGACTACTGCGGCTCCATCCTCGTGAACTCCTACCCTACCTATTTCGAGAAGCTGCCACCTCTGATTGGCAAAATCAACCGGGAAAAACGAAGCAGCAAGAACTACGTGCTGTTCCTCGGTTCGACCGGCACGGAAAGCAACCAGGCACCATGCCTCAGCCTCGTACAGTTCCAGATCGAACAAGGCGAACTGGTCCTGACGGCCTACCAGCGTAGCTCGGACGCCAACCTCGGATTACCGGCGGACATCTATCACCTGTACCTTATATCCCGGCAAATAGAACTACCCCTGAAATCCATCACAATCAACCTCGGCAACGTGCATATTTACGAGAACAACGTCACACGCACACAAGAACTGCTTGCCGGAAATCCTAACGTAAAATTCGAATTGAACGTATGAAAAAGACGTATCTGTCAGCCCCGCTGCCATTCGTGGGCCAAAAGCGCATGTTCGCACGCAAGTTTATGAAAGTATTGGAACAATATCCGGAAAGCACGGTATTCGTTGACCTTTTCGGCGGTTCCGGCCTGTTATCACACATCACCAAACGATGCAAGCCGGAAGCCACGGTCATATACAACGATTTCGACAATTACCACAAGCGGTTGGAAAACATCCCAAGGACAAACCGGCTGATCGCCGACCTGCGTGCCATGGTAGGGAATTCCGTTCCACGGCACAAGACCATAACCGGAGAACTGCGTGAGCGCATCTTCAGCCGTATCCTCCAAGAGGAGCACGAGACCGGTTACGTGGACTTCATCACCCTGTCCTCCTCTTTGATGTTCTCCATGAAATATAAACTGAACGTACCGGAGATGCGGAAGGAAGCCCTTTATAACAACATCCGGAAAGCGGACTATCCGGAGTGCACGGATTATCTGGAGGGGCTGGAAATCGTCTCCTGCGATTACAAGGAGCTGTTCAACCGGTACAAAAACACGCCGGGCGTGGTGTTCCTGGTGGACCCGCCGTACCTTTCCACCGACGTGGGTACTTACAATATGAGTTGGCGTATGTCGGATTACCTCGACGTGCTGAACGTGCTATCCGGGCATCCGTTCGTCTATTTCACCTCAAACAAATCCTCCATCCTGGAGCTGTGCGAATGGATCGGGAAAAACAAAAACATCGGCAACCCGTTCGAGGGATGTACCCGGATGGAGTTCAACGCCCACATAAACTACAGCTCATCCTACACGGACATGATGCTGTTCAAAAAAGAGGCTGCCTGACGGCGTTTCTTTGCCCCCTGTTGAAATAGAAAGCCTCCGGCGGTAATTTGTCCGCCGGAGGCTTTACTGTCCGAACATGGCCGTTTATCGAAGCCGTTTGAAGGCCACGCACGAATACACCTCGATATTTTCCACGATCTCCTCGTGGTTGTGGTTCGTCTGGCTCTCCACAAGGTCAAATGCCATGAAAGTATCGCCATCCATGCACGAGAGCCGCTCATGTATCAGTTCCGGCAGGTCAAACACCTCCAACGCCTCTTCCTTGAACGGACTGCCCTCGTTGGCTGCACCGGCCCAGTCCGTCACGATATGCAGTTTCACTTCCGGTTCGGCCCGATATTCCACCCCGTCCACAATCGCGTTCCAGCGTATCGGGCAGAACTCCACGAACACGGCAGGGCGTTCCCAATTCTCCTCCTGCTCGATAAACTCCACATTGTGGTTCCACAGGTCGATGTGTTTTATCAAGCCTCCGCCCACCTCCTTCAGCTCCTTGCAGAGCATATTATAAAGTTCCTTTCTCATTTCCGTCTTATGTCAAATTCAACATTGAAATATTCCGTTATATTTTCCTCTATGATTTCACGGACAGCCTTCTCCACTTCGGGAGAAACCCCCAAAAAACGCCTTCGGGGAATCTTGATCATGCTGCCCTCCTTTTTCAAGGCCATGAACTTCCAGAACTCCGCCTCGCCGGTCAACTGCACGGTACGTTTGTCCTTGCGTTTCTCTCCATTCTTCCTGCGTCCGAAAGAACCGGTCGCCTCGTAGTATTTATGCCAAAAGTAACGCTTCATCTTTTTTGTCACCCTTATCTCCCCGCCGTCATTGTGAATGGCCGCATACGAAAGGTCGGTGTAAAACGTGATGCTGTTCTCCGTGGTCCGGCTGGAAACGCTCCGCCTGAGCCGGCCGGTATCTATCAAAATAGAACCTCCGGGACGTGTCGGGCTTTTACGCCGCTGCCATGCCTCGGAGAAAAAAGCCTGACGCTCAAAATTACGGTCGAACTCATCTGTCATCTCCACCCGGATATCCTGCAGGATCCGGGCGATTATCTTCTGCACGTCCTTGTTCATAGTCATCGTCATTAAAGAGTAAAAGCTGGCGGGTCTCCTCGTCAGCTATCTTCTTGCTCGCATCCGCGCTCGCGTTGAGTATATTGTAGAATGTACGTTCGGTAACGGCATATACAGGATATACGTACCGCCGCCAGATCTCGCGGTTCGGTACACCGCGTTTGGCATATTGGTCGTATATCCTGTTTATCTCCTCCACACGTTTCTCATAACTTACTCCGCGTCGCTTTGCCATCGCTTACTCCTTCTTTGGATTATATGGTTGAATATCCAGTTCCATCTTCGCGCTCACTATCACCCGGCCGCTGCCGCCACACTGGGGACAAGCCTCCTCGGTAATATTCACTTTCTTTTTTCTGAAAATCCGGGAAGGAAGTTCGGTCGTTCTCTGTACGACACCCGTGCCGCGACAAGCACGGCACAAGGCTACTTTGGGGCTCTTCTCTACATTCTGTATCATACTCTTCATTTTTAGGATTCTGTCATACCCAACGGGATGGGCTTCCACATCCCGTTATTGTCTCTTATCTCAGCTCTGATGAACTGCTTGCTCACCTCCGGCTGGTAACTCTCCTCGATGATGCGCACGCCTTCCATGAAACGCTCGTCACCGGTTTCCATCGCTACCTTGCGCAATTGAACGATGCGCGAGGCTTTCAACGTACCTTTGGCATCACGTGCCAACAGGCGGAGAACCATGCTCACCAGCGCCTTGGTCTTTTCGTCCTTGGCGAGGCTTTCGATATACTCCTTCACAATGGCAATTCCGTCCTCCACCGTATCGCGGTAACCGTCTGTCACATACACGCCCAACGTGATACGCTTGCTTCCCTCGCTGTTGGTGAATGTGTGACTGCGCTGATCGTCCTTTGCTTTCGTCTTGAACAGGTCGGACTTCATTTCAAGGATGGTCTTGAAATTCTCCATCACCGTCCGCTTGCTCTCCTTGATGCGCTCGCTGATACCCAGCAACACCGGAATAGAGCGTTCGATCTCCTCGTCCACCATCTGCTTATACATCTCGCGGTCGGCTCTCGCCTTCTCTTCCGCGACTTTCTTGGCTTTCGCCTGACGGAAGGCATCAAACTCCGCCTTCTCGGTTTCCGTCATTACGACGGTCTGGTTCTTCTCTTCCATAATTCAAATCGTTTTTGTTGTTAATCCATCAATTCTCATACTCCTCACCATAATCTGGCGTTTCCAACTCGCTTTCCAACAAGGCTTCCTCATATTTCTCATAAGACCACTCGTTCAGCCTGTTGAAAAACTCTTCCCGATCATCCCGGTCCATTTCCGGGAACACGTCAAGTATCTGGTTCTTGACATTCTCAAGCAGTTCATTAAATCTCTTATCCATATCCGTCAATTTTTAGGGGCTTTGGTGTCTATGAGCATATAGGTCACCGCCGCCGGTTGTTTTACTTCCTCTTTCTTTTTTTCCTTGAGCCCGCCCTTGCGCCGGATAGAGCGCAGCTTTACAGCCAGTTGTTCCAGTTCGTCCGAAGAGATTTGACTGAACGCCTTTCCCGCAATCCGGGGATTCCGGCAGAAGTCATTGACACGCGCCCAGTCCGAAGTGTCGATTCCCATTTTTTGCATGAGTCTCAAACACACGCTGCGCCAATATTTAAGTTCCTCCTGCATCTTCTGACGACGCTCGTCCACACCGGCCAATTTCTCCAATCCCTCACAACAGGTCTTATATTCAAGCCTCGTCATTTCACGAAGACTGTCTGTCCGGTTCCATGTATACTGCAACACGATGGACTTCTTGAACTCTTCCCGGTCTCCGTTGAACGGCAGCTTGTTGAACAAAGCGTAAAACCGGGCGAAATTGGTTACTTCCTGTGCCATATCATCCTTTCACTTTTTTCTCCACCGAAAGGATAGCCAGACTTATCATCATAAGTTTTACAGACTGACTGTCCTCCTCAAGCAAATCAATATCCGCAACCACAGGCTCACCGCTCATGGCATTCCATACTTGCTCTACCTCTTCCGTCTTCTTTTGGTTCATCAAAAAGAGATACGCATCATACTCGGAACGATCAAACTCAAATACGACCTGAACTTTCTGTTTTTCTTCCATAGTTCCTATCATTTATTGTTTTCTTTCTTCGTTACTTCATATCCTTTTTCTTTAAGATACGTTGCCACATAATCATCATTGCCAAGGTCATTCAGCACATCAAAAAGATAACTTGACACATACCCTGCAACGGCATGTGCCGATGCATAATCAATTTTTTCAGAGATAAACTCCACCTTCTTGGTTCTACCCAATCCTCGAAATGCTTTTTCAATGTCATTCATAATTCTATATTTTAAACTGTTATTCAAACAATACTTTAATGCCGCATGAACTCGCCACGTCAAGTTCCAGCTTCGCGCCTTTACTCAGTTCCCAGTCCTTCAGCATATAGATATACTCACAATCCAGAAGCAGGGCGATATCCGCCCGCATGTGTTCTCTCCAATGAGCCTCATCCGGCAGTCCGTTCTTAAAAGGATTGACCGGGGAAAAGCCCATATTTCTCAAATTCTGTTCCGCATTGGCAAACGCACCCTTGCGCTCGTCGATGTTGTAGTGGGCTATTGCCCCGCTGATGTAAACCTTGTCTTTTTCCATATCACAAATTATTACTCGTTTGAATGATTCCTTCTTCCCACACCACATAATAGCTGCCGGCCTCACCGATGGCACGACCTTGACAATACGCCTTATAACCGACCACCCGGATTTTCATGTCGCAGATATAACGCAAACGGATCGCACCGCCTCCCATCGGCTGGCTCTTCTTTTCCTGGCTGATCCAGATGAAGCACTTTTTCGGGAAACGCTTCATCAAGGCTACCGCATCCGGATACTCCCATTCCGACACCTGATACGAATCTACGATGATAAACTTCGGAGACTTCGGCTTCTTCAATCGGTCTATCAGTTCCTCATAGGTCTCGTCCACAACCACACGGAACTTGCCTTGCACCTCGTTCATCTTCAAATATTCCATACGGCGTTGAAATGTCTGGTTCACGCCCTCCTCATAGCTCAAGTACAACACAAGGCCGTACTTGCACAGTTCCTTGCCAAGCTGCATCACAAAGCTGCTCTTCCCGCTGGCACTGGCACCGCTGATGAACCAGGAGGCGTTCTCCGCTGGGGACCCGAAAGGCTTGTTCCATTTCTCGCCCCATGGCAACGTCACCCATTTCTTGGCGGCTATGTCTTTCGGACTATATGCTCGTTTCATGACTCTTTTTCTATTGATTCAATCCTATATTTCAGAAACCCTTTGATGATATGCGGAGGATGGTGTATCGGGCAGAATTGCCCTATGCGAAGCCCCCAATACGGGACATAAGCATCTTTCCATATTTCATTTTGAAATGGTCCGGCTTCCTCCACAAGACCACCTTCATTTACTTTGAGCCATAACAGGTCTTGACCTTTGTCCTCTAAAACTATCTTAACCATCGCCTATGCCATTTTAAGTTTCTCAATCTCCGTATATACACGTCTCAGACCTCCACGTGTCTTGCGTACAATCTGCGCTATATCCGCACCTGCCGGGGCATTCACCTTAGCCACCGTTCGTGCCTGGGCATTCAAGAACGCCTCACGCTCCTTGCCGTCATCGGGAGTCACCTTGCTGTAACGATCTCCGTAACGGCTCAGCATCTCGGTATAGCCCACTTTTTTACATTCTATCGAACGGTTGATCTTCTCTTTCAAACCATCCGCACCCATCATATACCAGGCGCAGCTACGTTCGGTGGCGTTCCACAAAGCCTTCAACTCAAGGAACGCCTCATACTGCAAATCTCCGGCCTCGTCCAAAATAATAAGCGGATTTTCAATGGAACGGAGGTAATAAGTCAAATCCTCGTACACATCGCTATATTTGCCTTTGGCATCCACACCGAACTCCGCGGCTATCTTACGCACCAGCTTCAATTTGGTCTTTACCTGCGAGCAGTCGATATACACGGCGTTCTTGTGGTTCTGCACATAATACCGTGCGGTGAAGGTTTTTCCTATGTTTGGGATATCACATAGGATAGCCGACAGGCTCGACTGCTGGGAGAACTCCAGCTGGGCGGTGATATACTCGAACGTGGCGGTCTTGGCGACCTTCCACTCCATATCGGCACGGAGGCTCACGCCTAAACGACGGGATATACTTATCCAGTTGGCGTCACTAAGGGCCTTGTCCGTCTGTCCGTTCTTGATGGCACTGTACACCGAAGTACTGATGCCAAGGGACGCGGCGTGTTTGGCGTCGCTCGGGTAGTTCGCGCGATTGGCGGCTACCGCTCCCAAAATTTTCTGTTTCTGCGCTTCTGTAATCATAATTCAAACGCTGTTATAATGTTATTCTAATCGTATCCTTACATATCTCCGATACCCAATGCGGCCATGTTTACCGCCGGCTGCCATTCGTAAATATCTTCGGGGGCTTCCGGTTTCGTTTCCGAGGTTACCAGAAGATTTTCCACCGGCTCTTCTTCGACCGGCTGTTCCGTTTTCGCTGCCACGCCTACCTGACCGAGGGCGTTGTCGCGGACGTATTTGCCGAAACTACTTATCTTCTTCTGCTGCTCGATATAGTTCACAACATCATCCTCGGTCTGCTCGGCCAGCACCCTGTTGTAGGTCTCCACCTTCTCCACCTTGTCGATATAGCGGTCGCCCTGAAATATATACACGTCCGTGGGCTTTCCCTCCTCATCCGGTAAGTAGTAGGCCGTCACCTTGTAGTCGTTCGGCTGCAGGCGTTCCAGCACCGATGTGTCGCTCAACCACCAGTCCTCGTAGGCCACTCGCACCGTTGAGTTGCGCCGTATGCTGGTTTCCACACGCTCGCCGATGAAGCGGCTCAGCGTGAGTTTGTCGTACTTGCGCAAGGTAGGATTGATATTGGCCATCAGCACTTGCCAACGGGTCATCCCCGGATATTTTTTCTGGTTGGGATGCAGGGTATTGTTCCACTCCGTACTGTCCCGGCGATCGTCGGCCACCAGTTGCTCAAAACTGAAATACTCCCGATCCTCGTAGGTGTCGTTGAACTCGTCACTAACCTTCTTGTATTCCGTGCGCCACTTGCCCTTACCGTAGAAACGTCCGATGCCGGCATGGTTCTTGTGGATGACGCTGCGCTTCTTCGCGCCGTTGAGCGGCTCGGCATATTTCTCCTGTGAGTTCTGAGGGGCGCAGAAGTGAACGAAGTTGAATGCGACCCCGGCCTGCAGGAAGCCCTCCTTGTACTCGCTCATCAGGTGGTTCTCCACCTCTATGCCGGCAGGGATACCCCAGCCGTTGCGCTCGATGAGCCGGAACATGTCGCGGAAGCAGTCCACGACAAGCATCTGGTCTTTCTTGCGTCCGTAACTGGCACCGACCACGCACTGGCTCACCACGTCGTAGGCGTAATAGGCGTGTACCCGCTGCTTGGTATCTTTCAGCTTGCGTGTCAGGTCCACGTCGTCCATCGTGATTTGCGACAGGCTGAACTCTCCGTTATGTCGGTGAACGTGAGGCATCTGCTCATGCATGAACGTAGTATAGCTGGAAAGGGCGTGCTCTATCAGCAATTTGTTGCTCGGCTTATTCAGAACATTTCTGATGGTACTCTCGCTCAGTTCCTTCGGGTCGCCGTTCTTGTCGGTAAAATCGTCGGGATTATAAATTTCGCCGGTACTCAGGTCATACACGTCAAGCTCCCCGCACACAAAGGACATATACATCTCATGAACGTTGCTGTTGAACGGTTTGTTAGGAAGGACAGCGATACTGCATATCAGCCGCTCGGTCTTGTGGTCCACCTTCCTGGCAATCTGGTTCCCGAACTTTCCACTGATAAGGCACTCATAACCGTACTGCTTGTACTCGTTCACCTTCTTCCGGAAACGCAAGGTGCTCGCCGGCAGATCATGCCCGAACTCTTCGCGCAGCGTCTCAATGGTAGTAGCCATCATGCTCCAATCATACTTCTCTCCCATTAACTTTCGATAATCACGACTACGATTGTACAACTTGATACAAGTATTCAGCACTGAAGCATTTATCGCATACTTTCTGGCAAGCTCATCAGAAGCCTTATCGCTGGACTGCCGGGCAGCCCAATCCATAAAGAAAGCGACGGCAGCCTGATCAAGCTCGTAATTCGATATTATCCAGCCACGCAAAAGCACGGCATTGCCACCAGGATATTTCTCCTCGACTTTTTCTTTGTAAGAAGTAGGCAGACTATCAATAACAATCAAAGCTCCATTTCCTTTCGCTCCACCACCACGACGTGCTACCTTTATCCGGCCACTGGATGCCATATACTTGTAATTCGGAACAGTCATTATTCCGCCATCAACAAGTTCACGAAACGATATGCAAAGTTTGTTATCGAAAAATTCCATACTCACACCTCCTTATTTCAATGCGGCCGCAAAATTTTGGATGCTGTCTATATTGGAAAATGTCACATTATCATAATGTCTCACCTCTTCCCCTTTATAAGTCACTACACCCGTGCTGTCGTTTTTACTGATCTCCAACAACGCGCCATTCGGAAAATATTGGCGTATCACGTTATCATGGTCGTGTAGTGTCTCCATAACCGGAGCCACCGCCATTACAATACCGCCACGCTCACGGGCGGCCTTCTGGATCCTACGGATGGTATCCGTATCCTGTTCAAAACGCAGGGCTTTCCAAACTGTCACGCTACTTACGTTGAAAGCCTTGGCCAAAAACTGGCGATCCTCACTTGTTACATGAATATACTTCTTCATATCTCACTTGATTTTAATATCCTAATTCGTTATATTTGTTGCGTTTTAAAAAAATAACCGACTTATGCCTCAAAATCCGACATCACTGCCTTTCTTGGTATCTTACGCTGATACTCTCTCATCAGCGAAGAGCAGACCTCTAATCCAAACAGCCCTGACAGCGATTGCATCTCTTCAAGAAATTGACTGCGTGTGTATCGACAACATAACGCTACCTGACGATATTGCAGAAGCCGGCGCTCGACTTGGAGCATACACGACAGCTGATCTTGTCTGGTTCCACTTCTCAAAGCATTCACTAATGACGCAAAAGGTGTTCGAGAAAGCCGTTCGCGGACTCTTTGCTCATAGTCAGTTGGGAAGCCCGGTATGGGTGTTTCTTCTGCCGGAGAAATACCGACATCTTTACCCTTCTCCATGGAATTGATTGTTCTTTTCATGAGTCACTCATTTTAGTGTCTATATCAGAGGGAGCCCAGGGAATCGAACCCTGGCGCAAGAACCATACACTCCCGTGTGTCTTTCCACACCGCCACCCGTCTCTTAACGCCTTCCGGGTTGTCACGCTCGGTTTTCCGTTATCCTTCAACATTGGCATTTCCTTACGGCTCCAGCTTAATTTCTCATCCCGCCCGTTCTCGTGTATTTCCGACTTACCCTCTATCATCATCTCGCCATCTGTCATCGTCCACGAGCAGTCGTAAACACAACTCTGCACATACCCCTTTATCAAGTCTCTTGCGTGATTCAACGTGCAGACAAACGTCCATCGGCAAACCGTACCGTCCCCTCTGGTGAGTTTTACCTTCCATATTCTCCTACTCTCTTTTCCCATAATCTCACTTATTTAAATTCGTTATTCTCGACCCTTTTCTGTATCTTTGGCCGCTCGTTAATTTCTTAACCCGGTGCAAATATACAGAATTTCTGTATATGCCAAAAATAATTTCAGAAATAATGAATACAGAAAATCTATTTTTACAGAAATCCTCAATAGACTACCGTTTTGTAAGGGCAGTTCAAGAACTTATTACAGAAGAAATAGCACACACCCAGGGAGAAATAGCAAAGGAATTGGGAGTGAAGAATGCTAAATTTTCAGAAATCATGAATGGCAGAATGCATGTTGGTGTAGATATGCTTGCCATTCTTTCTGAGAATTATCTCGTAGATCCTGACTGGTTACTCACTGGAAGAGGAAAACGAATATTTAGGGCATCATCTATTTTACCTACCCGTTTAGAAGAAGGGAAAGAAAATCAAGAACACCCCTATAACTTCGAAAACGAAGACGAGGTACTCCGCCAAAGAACAAAAGAAGTGGAAGAAGAAATGCGCATAGAACTAGAAAAAAACGCAGCTCCAACATTACTACAGTTGATTTCAGAAAAAGACAAGCAACTTCTACAACAAGCAGAAGAAATCGGCCGTCTCAAAGAACAAATTCGCCAAATGAATCTTGAAAAAGGGAAAACTGCATCGGATGCGTACACTTCTGGGAATGCAAATGTAGGGTAGAGCGCACTTTTACCATCCGGAGAACATGAAACGTTACCCTGCGGATACCCCTAATCATACCTTCAGGTTCCCCTCCCTCGGTATTTCCCCTCCATCTACCCCATATAATCACCCCAAAAGAACTGATAATCCGTTATATAATAATGTGCAATTTTTGTAGGTGGTGGTTTTTAGGGTGGGTGTATCGAGGCTTATTTTACATCTATCATTCAAAAAACCATATTTTACCACACTTCCAACTACCCCCTCTCAAAACCGTGTTTACTAACCCCAGTTCAACAAAAAACTAACCCCACTTTCTAACCCCAGTACTATCCCCACCTCCAAAATTGCCATTCCAAGTGTCACACCAAATGTAGAAATCGCCATCTGAGAGCACAAAAAAAGGAGACCATAAGTCTCCCCCCACAAGAATAACTGCTGAATGGTGATTTTCTTTCGTTCTAATGCCATTCTAATCTATTCACCTATCTCCCCTCCTAGTCCCTGAAATAAGCGTAGATTGCTTGATTATAGCCCTTTTAGTGCATACTGTACCATTACCGGACAGACCGGCATGTAACAAATAATTCTTGGTCGCACCCACCTGTTCCGCCGTCAAAACCGTATAAACAGCCGAAATACTACTAAAATACCAATCTCTTCGCTTTGTTCCGTCTATTCCGTGCGTCAAATGCACATGTACAACCTTTGCCATATCACTATATTTTATAGTGCAAATATACTAAATAATCATTATATGGAATATTTTAGAAACATATAATCCAAAACAAGGCATAAAAAAAAGCGGCCTACAACCGCTATCTTCCTCTCCTGCTTACACACCATGTAAACTTCATGTAAGCCCATTTAAAGCAATCGCCAAACCGATGCAACTAAAACAGCCCTCCACGTAAACAGAAATTAAACCTGCGTAAACGTTTCGTTTTGCGGGAGTTTCTTCTATCCTTCCCCGTAACCTATTGTATTATAAAGCGATGTGTTGTTTTATTCAATATATCGTTTTATACGCTTCGTTCTGTGCCCCGTACAGTCATTTCGATTACAGCATCGCGATAGCAGTCGTTACATGATGTCTTAGTGAATTCTTTTCCTAATACTTCCTTGTACAATCTTTCTATCTCCGATTTATCAGAAGAGGAGTAGGAGGGAAGATCTCCTAGCTCCTTTAATTTATCAACCACTTCTTCTAACTCCATAATTATTCAGTTGGTTTTGTCAGTGTTTCAACAAGCGTTTTTGTCGCATCGTAAGATGTTTTGTACAAGAATAATGCTGATTTGGGAACCTTGGTTTCTTGCAAAGAGATATTCCATCCCCCTTCCGTTTCTTCGGAATACTTGTCATTGCCGATCTCTGCGGCTTTCAAACCTTGGTAGTAACCGTAAACCTGGAAAGCTGAATCTCCCGGATTCTCGGTTTTATTTAACCCTTTAGCTTTATTTTCCAATACAACGACAAAATCACCGTTAGCAAGCCCATCAATAATGTCATTGCATACATCGGGGTCATTTGCTAATACAACCATGTTCACTGTGTTAGTGAACGTGTTACGATAGGTTCCTGTTGCCAAGGCTGTATTGGTACCTGTAAAGGGGGTTGCACCGAATACCTGTACCTTGTAACCTTTTTTACCTGTTTTCAGTGCAAGAGTTTCGATCACATTCTTACGGGTTGCGTTGAATGTAACCGCACCGAAATCCACGTCTGCGCGATTCATTATCACACCTTCCTGTTCCAGCCCGGGAACGATAGGATCATCGCACGATGGTGCGATGTCCTTTTTGATTGTTATATCACATATTGCCATATTTGCTCTTTTCGTTAGTATGCTACCTGTACCAACTCATCTTCGCCAATCATGGAGCCTAATTTTCCTGTTGAATAAATGTAGTTCTTGCGGGCTTTCTTATCAAACCAAATATCCAAGTCCGACATCGGTTCGGTGCCCTCACATCCATACATCAAGTTCTCAGGAGAACATAAAACAGCACGATGCGGTAAGTTAAGTTTGGTTTTGTTGTTCTGATAGGCTTGAATAAATCTATCCCAAATGGAACATTTAACGATGGTTGTTCCATCGTATTTGCTGACCTCTACACCGTCAAATACAACTTCCCAGGGCATGATTACCTTGTACTTTTCTTTCATATCGTGAGTCAGAGCATCGCACATTGACTTGGTGGCGAAAATTGCGCATCCGTCTTTTTGGAAAATCCGGCTGTCGGCATCTTGCAACATCGCATCGAATATTGATGTGGCAATGCCTGTTTCTTTCATCTTTGATTTTTGTAATGCATATGATTCTTCTGCGTTGGCTGCAATTTCAGTGTGCTGTCCGGTATTGTTGGTACAGATGGCAAACAGACGTTTGAAAAAACCGTCACATGTTTTAAATAGTTCGATGTTTACTCCGTCAGTGATTTGACCACCTCCAGTGACAGACGCTGCTGATTTATCTCCAAACCATGTAAAACGCCACATCATTTTCATCATAGCTTCAGACAGCTTCGGCAGTACAATACCGTCCATATATTCGGTCGATGTCAGGTCTCCTATATTTGTTCCCGTTTTAAGGCAGTACTTGGCAATGGTGTTTTCCAAGTCTGTATAGCACATTTCCAAAGGAATTTGCCAATCCCCGATTTCCCATTCCTTTTGGGCGGCAGCGATAGCCACTTTTTTATATTCAGGGTCGCATCCGGAGCCGGCTACTCCGACATCTTCCATTTCACCGATAAAACCAGCTTTTTTACCGTTAGTCACATTGGGCATAAACGTCATGAAACGCTCCATGTCCTCGTTTTGAAAGACTGTTAACTGAATAAGGTCTTTCAAGTCTTTTACAGCCTGATTATCAGGTGTAAGTTTGTCAAAATCTAAAATAGGCATTTCCCCTCCTTTTATTACTTGTTGTTTCTTTTTTCTCTTTCTTCACGAAGTTTTCTCTGAATAGGCGTTTCATTTTCTTCTACTCCTTTTATACCCTTGTTGAACGTTTGGGTACGAGCTGACACTTTATAAGTACTACAATGTTTTGCCAGCCAGTTTTCGCCCCCGGCCATACGGACTGCGTTCAGAATCTTGTTGTCCTCAATGGTACGGGCATTCGTCTTTAGAGAAGCATTCTCAGTTTCCAACTCTTCTATACGGGCTTTTAAAGCTTTCACTTCATCCTCTTCCAATTCATCAGGATCTTTAATTTCTGTAATAACGCCATCTGTCACAATGATAGTCTTTCCGTCAGGCATGACATGTTCGCCATCGGGACTTGCTGTATCTCCTACTTGGGGTTCACCTTCATCTCTTTCCACGGTAAGCGTGTTACCTTCGGCATTTGTCAATTCCATAGATACGACCTGTACGTCTTCAATTTTTTGATAGCCGCATTTGGCCAGCAGCCTGTCTATGATAGTCTGCTTCACTGTTACTTCTTTTTCTTTGTTCATTTTTTTGTTATTAAATGTGTAAGTTCTCCCTTTGGCAGTTGTAGGCATAAGAACGGTCGTGATAAAACCTAATTGTTTGGCTGTTTCACCACCAAACCAACCGGCTTTATTCATTTGGGCTTCGATAACTGAGGCTTCCGATCCTGTGCGTTCTACATACAAAGCTAGCATCTTGTTTTTTTCACTCTCCAAGTTTGATTTTATTGATTCTAGGGTTTCAAGATCAAGGTCTCCATCGTATGAAGCCATATAAGGCTTGTGAATAAGAAACTTTGCATGTGGATAAGCAAAACGTCTTTCTTTTGCAGCGGCCAATAATATCACGGTTGCCATGGATGCACATCGTCCTACTGCAGTACAGCTGATTTGCTTTCCTGAAGCACGTAAGGCGTCATAAATGGCATACCCTTCAACGGCATCACCACCGCATGAATGTATCTCAATATCAATAACGTGGTCATTCGGATCTATCCAAGATAGGAAATTTTGAATATCGGGAAAAGACAATCCCTCTTCACCAGTTAGATACCAATTTTCCATTTTGTCTTTATCCGCAACAATATCTTTGTTGATGTATAATTTCGCCATATATAATCTATTTTGAAGCAAAGGTAAAAAACGGTATATGGCTATAAGAATTTCAGAACATAATAGTACTGACACGCTTTGTCAGTAAAAAAAAGGCCATCTCAAAAATCATTTTGAGACAGCCTCTTCATATTAAATTTGATACATTCAGCCTCACTGTCACAATAGTAAAGTTAAATGATCTTCACAGATCGGGAAAAGAGAGAACAGGAAGCTAACTATCTTTCATCACCACGCATTATAGGGTTCAAAGAGAGAATTATTCTCTGCGATACCCCACTGCGAGTTATATTGCAATATCGCATTGTCAATAGGTAACGACTGGTAATAAGCGTCATTAATGGATTTGCTGTAAGTCTTCTCGCCGATTTTATGTACGATGATGTCCTTGCTCCAAGGTTTTCCTGCATCCTGCGCATAGCGCTTCAAGTCCAGCGTACGCTGAAAAGAAACGAGCGGCTGTTCGCGACGGCGTTCTGTCAAAATTTCGTTCAGCAACTGGTCTTGCGACAGGGAGGTACCACCTACCAAGTCGCTATCGGGCCCTTTATAACGATACTTGCGCAGCAGATTCAGGTCTGCCAAGGCAGCAGAGAGGTTGTTGGTGCGAGCTGCGGCTTCAGCCTTCATTAAGAGCAGCAAGGGATAGGTTACGCCTTCCGTAATAGAAAGTTCATCACGATAATACACCAGTTGAATGCCGTCATCATACACCACGTCACCCACCGTTGTATTATAACCATGGTCTTTTAAGACAAACTTCGTCCAGCGCAAGTCTTTCTCTTTATCGAAGATAGAGGCCCAGTCATCCGATGGATAGTAGCGAGTGGATGAAGACTGATAAGGAGCATTCCGATACAACAAGTTTTCCCGGTTGCTGGTCTGATCGAAAAGCAAGTCAGGCCCTTTCAGTGTCATATAGACTTCGGGAGAAACACCGGGGTCTGGATTTATTTCTGTAGTAGCTTCAAAATAGAAATCGGCAAAGTTATAGATCATTTCATCCACGTTCTTTCTGTTAGCCAAAGCCAGTTCCCATGCCTTTTGGCAGTCGCTCAGCATATTCTCCCAATTACGCGTAAACATGTGATACTCGGCTCGCAAAGCATAGGCGCAAGCACGATCCGCTCGACAGGGATTGACTGTTGAAGCAGGACAGTTTTCACATGCATAGTCTAGATCTTCCTTCACTTGAGCAAGAAGTTCATCCGTAGTACACAACGGTCCATTAGCAGCAATGGGATCACCGCTTGTACGGCAAGGGATCACCTTTGTATCGTTGGTCGTTCCCGGCACATACATCGGACCGTATATCAACGCCGCATTCAGATAAATCCAAGCACGTCCGGCCTTGGCCTGTGCTATGACGCCCTTGGCATATTCAGAATTGGTATCAATGCCGCTCACACCGTCCACCACGTTATTAAAATAACCAGCAGCCTTGTAAATACCAGATGACCATGCAAAAGGAGTATTCTGGGGATCCATTACCGGTGTGTAGAAGGTATAGCCTGCTAATAGATCCAAGTTGGGATAAGTAGCCGTAAATTGATATTTTGCATGATTTTCACTAATCTGTATGTTATCGCCCATGTAAGCATAGAAACAACTTCTGTTATTATCAAACATGAAATAATCGAGCGTAGTTGTATTATTCAAAAGGTTCTCGAACTGTGTCACTTCCGTCGGAATCATCTGTCCCACAGGCTTGACATCCAAGAAATCATCGCAGGATGAGCATTCCAATGCACACATCACAAGCAATATATATCCTAATTTTCTCATAATTCTTCTATTATTTAAAAGCTGAATGAAACACCAATATAAAACTCCGGATTCAAAGGCAAGATGGAATATCCGCTATTGGTTGATGCAGCCATACCGTTGCTGGTATTCATCTCCATCGCCTCGGGGTCAATATCGCAATCCTTGGCCGTGATACGGAAAAGGTTACGGGCTTGCAAATAGATACGTGCATCGCTCATTCCGATCTTGCTGATCAACGGTTCGTTGAATTTATAAGCCAGCGTCACGTCGCGCAATTTGAGATAGCTGGCATTGCCCATATTCACATCGCAGAAGGGGAAGTAGAACATATCCATATTCCAACTCTTGTATACCGGATAAATGGTATTGGCTTCATCACCTGGTTTCTGCCAACGCTCACCAACATGCCGGTTGTTTATATTAGAACCTTGGAACACATCTTTGCGGTATTTATGTCCTAACTTGGCAATGAACATGAACGAGAGATTCCAGTTCTTATAGGTAAAGTTGTTGGTCAGTGACATATCGAACTTCGGTGTCGCTGTTCCCTGAAAATAGACATCATCTACTTTGGCAGCAGAAGCCAGTTTCACAGAACCATCAGCACCATAAATCTGTGTTTGTCCCTTGTCATCCAAACCAGCAAAACGATAACCGAACAAGGAATTCATCGGATAACCGGCAGCGTTAATGGTCTGTACCCATGCCCAAGAAGTAGGATACAAACGATTTACATTGTACTCCAACACTTCGCTCTTATTATAAGAGAAATTATAGACAATGTCCCAGTTGAAATCTTTTGTCTTTACCGGCGTACCGTGCAGTGACAATTCATATCCACGGTTTTCAATTGCACCTACATTTTTTGTCATTGATGATGCTCCCGTAGTAGGATCCATGGAGTCGTTAGCCAGCAAGTCTGTACTCTTCTTGTAATAGTAGTCGAAGCTGAAACCCAAACGATTCTTCAACACATCTACGTCCAAACCAATGTTGGTGGTTTTGGTCTTCTCCCAGCGAAGAGTGTTGTTGGGATATGAAGAGATACCATAGGAGATACCTCCCGTAGTGCTGTTATAAGAGCCGGCAGAGAGAATCAGATACGGACCCTGATTCAGCGAAATATTACCGTTAATACCATAAGAAGCACGTACATTCAAGCGGTCAATCCAGTCTACATTAAAAAAACTCTCGTTACTCAGTTTCCAAGTTCCACCGACCGACCACATTGGTTTGTGACGATACTTGGGATCAGTACCGAAGAAGTTAGTAAGGTCCTCACGCACACTACCACTGATCAGGTAGCGATTGTCATACTCGTATGATCCGTTGAAATACCAGGAAACGAATCTGTTGTCTCTCAATGAGTATGATCCATAATTCAAAGAACCACTCAAATCATTACCAATCATCATGTCCGAATTATAAATACCCGTCTTCAAGTCTTTGATGTTCACCGGAGTAAACGAACCGGCCGTGGAGTTGTAGCCCAGACGGCTTGCATATTGATTGTTGTCGTAAGTAAGACGGCGCACTTCGTTACCGGCTAATGCACTGACACGATGCTTGCCAAACTCACGGTTGAAATTCACTTGTGTACGCACTGTCCAACTCTCGTTGACATAGCGGGTTTCATCGATCATATCTCCATCTGGAATGTAACGGTTAGAAGGTGTCTCGATAGAGGTACTGTTATTGTAAGCCAGACGTATACGGTAACTGTCAACTTCACTGAAAGATTTATATGTACGATTGCCACGTGCCCAATTACCACCCACTTCAGCTGTCAGACCTTCCAGAATAGTAAAGCGCAGAAAGCCGTTGAAGCGTGCCGTGAAGCTTTGGTCAGTAGTATAGTCTTCATAAGCATCTGTAATAGGGTTGTAGGAGATATCCTTCATGCCGCTCACCGAATTATAGATCTGTTGATTGGCGTAACTAACGGTACGAATATCGGTCAGGTTGCCACTATCGTCTTTCAACCGGGTATAAGGCTTCACGTAAGAGGTGAAGTCAGTCAATGTCTGCCAACCCACACGCGGAGTATTGGAGCGCGAGTAGTTGATGTTGGCTGCCACGCCTATCGTCACGAATTTGTAGGGAGTCCACTCATTCTTTAGGTCGATCAATAGACGGTTATCGTCCGTATTGATATACGAAGAGCGGTTGTTGGTATAATTGACCGCCAAGTTATAGCGGTTGGTATCAGTACCTCCGTTGATGCCAACATTGTGAGTCTGAGTGAAGGCTGTGCGAAACATGTATTTCTCCATATCATCCAGAAAGTTGTTGCCACGCAGCTTGTTTATCGAGCTGTTGAACTGCTCTTTGTTGATCAGACCCGCTCTGTGCTGTGTCAGTAGGTAAGCCACCTCGCTCTGATTAGTGGACTTGGTAGATAAGGCGTAGGAACTTGATGATGGGTTTTGGTCATACAGATTCAACTCCGCATCAATGTAGTCGGAAGTAGAAGCCATGTGCAGATAGTCCAAACTGGGCTTAGGCGTAAATTTGAAAGTTCCGCGATAGCTAATCTTGGCTTTGCCTTTCTGTCCACTCTTCGTTGTGACGACAATCACACCGTTAGCCGAACGGGAACCATAGATAGAGGCTGCTACACCGTCCTTCAACACGGTGATATTTTCGATATTATCCGGATTCAGATCACTCAGCGAACATTCCGTAGGATAGCCGTCCACTACAACCAGCGGATCGGTTTCGGCACTCAACGTAGAGATACCGCGAATGGAGATATTTCCCTTTTTGTCCAGCACTACACCGGCGATTTGCCCTTCCATCACGTTCTTCAAATCGGAATTCAGTTTGGCTTGCAACTGCTCGCTACGCACCGTACCGAAGGAACCCGTTGCCCGCTCCTTGGAAACCGTTTGATACCCCGTCACAATGACATCACCCAATACGTTGGCATCTTCTTCCATCACGATGGTAGCAGCCTTGATTAGCTTAGACATTGGAATTGTTTGTGTCTTCATGCCTACAAACGAAACCTTGATGGCACTTGCTTTCATCCCGCTCTTCAAGGTCAAGACGAATTTACCATTTACATCGGTTACCGTTCCAGTTTGAGCACCCGGCACCGAAATTGCGACGCCTACTAGTGGCTCATTCTGCTCGTCGATCACAGTACCACGAATTGTACGCTCCGTCTGTGCCCACAACCCTGTGCAGGCACAAATCAGAAGTACAAAAAGCATAATAAAATACTTCTTGGTCATAAACAATAAAATATATATAATTAGGAATATTATTTCTTCTCAGATTGTTGCAATGCATCGACAATGGCAGCACGCACAGCTTCTCCGCGCAAATGCTTGCGGAAGATACGCCCCTCCTTGTCGATGGCTACGATGAATGGAATACCACGGAACTGATATTTGTCCATCGCTTCCCGTCCCGAATTGGGAGCCAGCAATTGTATCCACTCCATCTGCTCTTCAGCCATCGCCTTGCGCCAGTCATCTTCCTTGGCATCAATGGAAACACTGAGGAAAGCAACATCTGGATTGTTCTTAAACTCTTCATAATACTTCTTCAGATTGGGAATCTCCTTACGACAGGGACCACACCAACTAGCCCAAAAGTCGATGATCACGACCTTCCCTTTGAAGGAATCCAAACTTACCGGCTCGCCTTTGTCATTGTTGAAAGTAAAGCTGGGTGCCGTCTGACCTTCCCGCATCCGGCGCTGCTTCTCCAATTTATCCATTAATTCTTTGCGATAGTCCTGAGCCACCGTAGAGCCCGGATTCTTAGTCTGCATACTGGTAAGCGTCGTTTCTATGAGCAAAGAATCTTTGGCATAATCCAATGCCGACAACAGAGCCACACAACTGGTCAGATGACCATAATGCTCCACCAAATAGCGTGTATAGCTACGTGCGTCTTCGTTGTTCATATTATACAAATCCTTGGCAATATCTGCTTTTTGCTTGTCGTCAAGCGACTGTGACCGATAGACTGCTTGAGAGATGGCAATCATGTTCTGATAATTGCGATAGTTGGCATAGTTAGCCAAATTCAACAGTTCGTTCTTGGGTCCAGCCTGAATATATACATAAGGAGGATTCTTAATACGGATTTTTGCCGTATCAATACCACGGAAATTGATCACCATATCTTCGTCTTCTAGCCATGCACGTACCGACTGTGACTGGCAGCAAGTGATTGTCACCGCATTCGGTTTCTCTTTCTGCACCGTCAGCGAATAGGTATGGTCTGGGCCTATTTCCGTTTCGCCTAGCGTAATGCGCTCAAAACCATTGTTCTGAATCACACTTACCTTTTTGTCGGCACCTACAAATTGAACTTTACCACTGATCTTCACCGTGTTCTGTGCGAATAGGCTTCCCGAAGTCAGCACTAATAATCCCAATAAAACAAGTTTGCTTTTCATAACATTAATTCATTTTATAGTTTATATAATAAATTAATTATAATATTGTTTTTTTAAGTAACATCGAAACATACAAGTAAAAACACTCTAGAAATTGTGAAATCACCGTTTATTTCTGTAATACTCCCATTGTGGTACCTTTAATCAATACTGAAACTCCGATCGATAGTCTTCCTTCCTCTGCAGACATGACGATTCCCATCACAACAGAAGTTTGTGTCATTGCCAATTACCATACTCGTATGAAACAGATCAATAACATTAATACTTTTTTACGCATAAACCTCTCCTTCTTATTTATATAAATTTTGCCACAAAGAAACAAATTTTAATTAAATAATATCAATAACGTAATATGTTTTTCGACATGTTTTTGCATTTTTCTTTAATAAATACTATTTGTTATAACCAAAATTCATTCAAATGAAAACAAAAACTGCGATTTGGGTAACAATGTAAAATCAAGAGGGAGGAATGATGGATGAATTTGTTGATGAGAGAATGCCTGTTGTATTTGGAGACATTTAAAGAGCAGAAAAAGATATATGTGTTTTTGGGCTGTTAATCAAAAGATTTGGCAAGGTAGTTTATATAAGATCATTAGTGTAGCCATACAAAGAAATCCTTCGTTTTGGTTGTGGCACACAACAGATGACACATATGAGAAGTTTGTCATATGACAGACAAATAGGAATGATAGAAACCAGTGAACGACAGCTCCGAAAAGTTACAGATAGTAATAATTATAGCACTTAAAAGGGGCGTATCAAGCTCTCTGTATAGGGTAATGATATGATACGGCCCTTTCTTTAGCTAGTTTAGTCTTTATAGGATGCTCAAATTTTAGATTATAAGTTCATTTTATCCGATAGTATGGAAATGTCAGAACAAGTCTTGACTATTACAGTTCATATTTTCAAAAACTGAGTTTTGGCACCCACTTTATTGAATTGAAACGTCAACGGACAACCTGTCAATGACTCTATAGATGGTCCTTTCTGAAATGCTGTATTCATCTGCCAGGTACTGCATGATATATGCCTTTTTATGACCTTCAGCCGTAAGACGGGTGTAGTCTTTATACATTTCCAGGTATTTAATATCTGATGCATCTAATGACATTTCAGACATTATCCTAAGAGTGTTCCTGTTTATATATAATAGTTCGTATGCTTTCATAAACTACCGCTTTCTTCTATGTATTTAATTCTATTCGCAACTGAAGTAAACTCTTCTACAGAAACGACAGGGGCAGGAGCCATCATCATTCCTTTGGCGACTGCTCTGGCCAGCATATCTTCGCCTAAAGTTTGATTATTCGTTGCTGTTACATTAATAGGTACACCTCCACCCATCATATTGAAGGATGATAGGATAGGGGCGAACATGGACGTAGCTTTGGCGGTTATAACGGATTCTCCATTCGACAACTGTGCCGGAATACTGTCGCTCGTTCCTGTCCCCGGTCCTGTAACCAAACCACCTTCTGCAAATTTAGCACTTTTTACTATCTTAACAGCATTTGCAATGTTAGAAAGGATTGTTGCAATACCTGATGCCATTGTAGCTATACCAAGAATACCTTTCCCTGATTCAGCGGATACCATTTTTGCGATCGCCTTACCTGAATTGATGGCAATCTCTGCCAAAGCCAACATTTTGCTTGCCATAGCAAATCCTCTGTCAGACTCCCCAATTTGTTCTGTGAGAGCTACAAGGCCATTTGTCACCTGTTCCATTGCTTCATATTTAGCTTGTTCTATTTCAATCTCCTTATCGCTCAGTTCTTTTTTGGATTCCAGATAAGCATTCTGTGCTTCCAGCTTGCGAAGATTGAATGCTTCTATACTTTCACCTTCCATTTGCTGCAGGTTATCGAGCTCGGCTTTCTTTTGTTCCATCCTTATACGAAGAATTTTCTCTTCGTTATCATATGCTTGTGCGATTTCCGTTTCAAAGCGTATGCGCATGGCTTCCTGTTGCTTGTTGATAATATCCTGCTCATGAGCTGTTGCCAGTTCGTCTATCTTGGTATTGTATTTTGCTTTAATGGCCAGTTTCATTTCTTCGGTCTGTTCTGTGCTGGCAAGTTCCGCCTCTTGTTGTGCCTGTAATTGTTGCAACTTCAACTGGTATTCCTGCTCGCTACCTTCCTTGACCGATTCCAATTGCAGGGATATCATTTTTAAACGGTTCTCCAGTTCTTTTTTCAGTTCCTCATCGGACAACTTGCTAAGCTCCATAGATTTTTGTTGTTCCAAAGCCTTTATTTTGGCGTTGATGGCTTCACGAGCCTTGGCGGTAAGGTTCTCTTCTTGCTTTAAACTGATTTGCAAATCCTCAATCTGCCGGGAATAGTTCAATTCAATCTCTTTCCGTGCTTGTTCTCTCTTGTCTTTCACTAAGGCAAGCATAGCATCTTCTGCTGCCCTTACTGCTTCCAGTTCTGTTTGCTTTGCTTCCTTTGCTTTGTCTGCACCTTCCTGGCGGATAGAGTTTAGGGTATTTTGCTGCTCTGTCTGACGGGTGTAACTGCTTTCTTCCAATTCACTTAATCTGTTTACTTCTTCGCTTAATTTCCTAAGGTCATCAATAGTGCTTTCCGATATACCGATTTTTCCAATAGCTTCATCTGCTGTAATTGCTCCTTTTTGCATGTCCTCAATGGTCTTAAGGGCTTCCTTTGTTACTTTAGTATATCCGAGCATATTGGCAATTCTTGCTTTCGCTAAGTCTGTTTGGATTTTTAAGTCCTCTTTTTCCATTGCTGCAGCTTTTTCCGCAGCTTTGATACGTTCCTGTGTGGATAGGGTTTGGTCATCAGCAGCTTTTTTCAGCTTCTCAATTTCAGCTCGGTTAGCGGCACGTGACATGGACAGCATGACTTCCCTCTTGTCTATCTCATTCAAGACTTCTGCCAGCTTCCACGCCTGTTTGGTTTCATTGACTATTTCATCACCGATACCAGCGAATATGGATTTGGCATCATTCCCCGCCTGTTTGAAGTTCCCGGTAAACAGATTCACTAAAGCACTTCCCAACTTGCCTGCCCGGTCTATTAAGACATTTACAGTGGCACCAAGAGCCCCCATTATTTTATTGGCTGCTTCCACGCCCTTCTGTGTTTTGGTGAACCATGATACAAGAGAAGCCAGTACAACCAAAAGAGCACCTATTCCAAGTCCTAGCATGGCGGTTCCAAGTAGTTTGACTACTCTTGTTAGTCCTGTCGTGGTTTTTGCAACAGTAATCAATTTTTGATTTACATTACTTATGTAATTTTTTACTCCGCCCAAAGAGGTCACCATTACATTTATCTGTTGCACGAACGGGATATTGGCATTGGCGGCTTCCATTATAGCTTCCTTGTAATTGCCAACATTTCGGTAATACCGCTGTGTCTCTTCTTCAGCATCCTTCAGAGCATCAGTAACCTCATTAATTTTATCCCGTAACTTAATGCCTGTAGCCGCATTCCGTTCCGCTTCGGATAAAGCATCGTATTCAGCCGTTAGGTTTGACAGTTTGGCACGGAGAGAAACAAGGCTGTTTTCTTGTGCCTTCTCCTGCTTGAGCTGATTTTGCATTGTTTTCGTTATAACACGTATCGAATCATTACAGTCGTTGATATAGGCTTTAGATGCCGCCATTTCTTCATTGTACTGCTGCCTTTTTATGTCTCCAGCCTTTAACTGTTCCTTCAGTTTCGCCTCTGCTTCTTTGGCTTTGTCGATTTTTGTCTGATACTCGGCTATAGCTTTGATAGCCTCATTATAATTCACTTTGATATCAAGTATCTTTTCTACTTTGTCTGCCATAATTTTAGATGTCTAATTGTAATAATTCAACATTTGCTATTCCTGTATTTTCTGCTGTAACGGATAGAATTGCATAATATTTCCCATATTGGGCCAGATATGCTGGAGTGGTCATATCTAAGTCTCTCAAGTCTTTTTCTGTTATTTCTATTTTTTCTTTAATGATTTTGGGGGTATACACTGCATTTTGAAAGCTTGTGTAGAATCTTTTTATGATATCTGTGAACGACAATTGTGTGAAGGTTCCATTTGATAGACCTCCATTGTTTTCCTCGAGAAGTATTCTTGGTTGAACTTTTTGCAGTTCAGCCTTTCCCTCTCCGTCATATTTGTACAATCGTATGAATGCTGTAATTCCTCTCATGTCGCATCCTGCAAATTTCAACTCTGCCATTTCTCTAGACTTCTCTAATGAGCTGATCAAGCAAGTAATTTCTCCACTGTAGTTGCCTTTTACCGTATCATCGTCTTTGTATTTAAGTATATTTCTTTGTGCAAAGCCATCGATAGTGAATTTCATTTCTTTAGGCTTGTTGGCCATATACGATGCTATTACCCGTCTAGTCCAATTGTACGCTTGTTCTTTTTTCTTTATGATATCATCGACAGACATAAATCTTATAATGTTCGTGCCTTCAATAGGATATGCAAATACGCCTAGCATGGTAGATATTGCTTTAATAAAATCAAGCTGTGTCATATCTGGCAAATTTGGTATAATGGGGTAATGACCATTCCCGTTAAGAATACTTTCGTCTGGTTGCTTGGGCGATACAAGGCTGTTTTCCATTCTTAGATTTATGATTCCATCTACACCGTTTGATACGTCTGCAATAAATCCGATATTTGTGAATCCAAACCGGATATCTGTACCTTTGTTTACTGAGTCAGACTCTACACCTTCGAACTCAAACGTAATATTGTAAGAGTTTCCTCCATTGCTTATTATATCCGTATATCCTATGTTGAATATTTCATTGTTCTCTCCGTTCTCAATATAATAAGCTATCATGGCTGCATTGCTGGGATAGAAAGAAGTTAAAGTATGTATTGATACTTTGCCTGAAGCATTGAGCTTTATGGAGTTTCCTTTTGTCTTTATTCCACTAATGAATGTGCCTTCGCTTAGCGAGCTTTTATTTACCGTTCCATAATATGATGAATATTCTTTATTTTCGAAGTAAAGTTCAATAGGCCCGGTTCCTTGGTTAAGGTAATATTTTGCATTCAACCACAGTTCATTCTTTTGAGAGAATTCCAACCCGTCATTTCTTGTCAGCAATGGGATAAACAGCTTGTTCAAGACTGCTTGCTGTTCACTTGGAAAAATGAATATCACATCATTATCAAGTGATATATGTTCTAAAATCCATGTTGCTTTAACTGCCGGATGATAGGGTAAGTCTTTATCGGCTGAACGTATATTGTAATTTACTTTTGGGAAAAAGAAATCTCCATGACTATCATATTGGCTTACGTTCTTTCCGCTATTCCATTCGATGTAATAATCAGGAAATGGATCATTCCCTTGGCTTTCATAATGCCAACGTTCTTTTAAATCTTGCAGTTTTTTTTCTTCATTGGCAATACTTGAAAATTGTGTTGCGTTTCCCCATATTAATGCGGTTTCAAACACATCAGACGTGCCTATCAAGTATATTTTTGCCCCTTTGATAATTTCTACTCCGTTTCTTATGTATCTAGCGTCAAGGTAAAATGAAGCAACGGAATATTGGCAGGATGGCAGGTCTGCGTGAAGAAATGCAGACTGATTCCTCACTGTGTTTGGAAGTTTAATAGTGTAGCTTGTGTTACTTACAATTTTGCCTATATCGGTGAATATATTATTCTTGTATTTTAATGTGATATTGGTGCTGTCGTCCATATCTACTAATTTGTTGTTGGCACCGACATATAATAATTCATTTCTCATAAGCTCTGCACGTTAGTTTCAGGTAATATAATGTTCGCTTCAAAGTCTTGCAGTGATACCCGCTGTTTGACGAAATTTCCCACAGACACATTTACGGCCATCCATCTGGCGTTACCGTTATCATCATAGCCCATGAACATATCAACAACAGGAGATGTGGCCATTTGGTAAAGGAAGTCATAAGTTATGCTGTCTATTAATGGAGCGCATACGGGAAGTGTCGTTTCTTCCATTTTCCTTTGCTTTCGTCCGCTACCTCCATGGTATCCGTTCTTGTAACTGTAATCCTGCATATTGTTTCTGATGAACTCTCCGTCATTGGATACCTGCGAAGTCTCGTCTCCTTGCATGAATAGCCAGTAACACCACATTCCATGGCGGTTGATCCATCTCAAGTATATTCCACAGTCTGAATTGTCAACCTTACAAGTGATCTTTGTGGCCATATTGAGCAGCCCTCGGAAGGTGAAATCAAAGGTGTGGTCAAAAACAGATGCTGCCGTATTACTTCCAGGTAGATAAAATTCCACCCTGTCTGAAGCATCTATTCCAGCAAGAATGATATTCCATGCATTTTGTCCTGATAATGCGATAGGGGAGCTTTCGGAACCATCTATAGTTACTTTTACATTCCCTGATGTTGCAGAGTATAAGCCTACAGAGAATGGGTAGTTTTTGAACCATGTCAGCACTCGGCTTCCATTATACTGCTCTCCAACCTTACTGGCTCCCCACAATATGAATACGTTGAACTGGAAGCTGTTTTCAAGTGTTCCTGATTCGTTATACATATCAAGCTCTATGCTAAACAGACGTCCTAACTTACTATCTTCGGCGTGAGTTGACTTGTAATCGACTTCTCTGTATTCGTCAAAATAGCTCTGCGTATAGAATGATAGGTCAAAGAAGCAGGAACCACCGAACGTCGCTCTGTTCTCTCTGTCTGATGTGGCTGTGGTGGTGTCCGTTACCGTTGCAGTAACAGATTGATAGTTTCCGCCAAGGATATTTATTATCACAGGATTAAAGCAGAATCCTATTTGGTCAGGATATTCAATTGTTGTATTATCTATCGTATGTGTTCTCATTGTCGAAATTCAGATTTATATGTTCAACTTCTGTTTCATATATAGCCGATACCCTGCTGGCTATATTGTCCACGGTATTTTCTAGATCACGGGAATAGATTTCTTCATGTTTTCTGTTTCGGTATAGTTCCGTTCCTTCCTTGGCTATCTTTCTAGCGACAAGGTAGGCGAAGGAATCGGGCTTCTTTACTTGTATACCCTTATCTTCCACCCATTGGCGGATAATCTTGTAAAATCCTTTCGGAACTTTCCCTGGCCCACGTCCGGTTTCTAGTACCGCGAATGCCTGCCTGCCCCACAAAACGCCTCCGTCCTCCGACATTTCTACTTTCAGACTGCCCTTTGTCCTTCCACTGGCTACTTGTCCGGCTGCTTCATGGTTGGCTATAATTCGCTTGCGTAACGCTTCCAGCTCTTCACCTATTATCCTTAGGGGTCCGACTTTAGTTTCTGCTGCCATATACAATCTCTTTCACGCTCTTGTTGCAAATAACAGTACCCATTATCTCTTCTAACTTAAGTTGGATAACTATTCCGGTTACATTAACATCCAGCTTGTCATAGAAAACAGAATAAGGGATATCTCCTGATATTTCTTTGAACATCCCACTCCTGTTCAATAGCAATATGAATTCTTTGGCTTTATTCTTGCATCCTTCTATCACTGCATCATTTTCTGTGCCATCAAAATCGAACTTGGTTTTATCCATGAATGCCATCATACAGTTAGGGCAGTCTCTTAACTGCTGTCTGCCTAGATTAAAAGTTCCGCTTACAGGAAGGAGATTAAGCACTGCCGGCAATTTAATCTTGTCCAGTCTTATATTGGCTGTTTGCCAGTTGTCAAAAAGGTAACTTACACCCTCCATAGAGTCTACTATCTTTTTAATTTTTTGCTCTACCGTCATTTCTTCTTACTTAATATGTTTCTTAATCTACGTTCGAATCTTACTCTTTTGGCGTCCATGTCAAGACATTTATATACTCTGACCCATGGCACGCTGTCTACTTCTGCATGATCAGTGATACCCATGCGCTGTGCATAGTAATCAATCATGCCGAAAGGTCCAAAATTTAGCAATTCGGATCCTGCTTGCTTCTCTTCGGGTGTGGGTGGTACATTCGTCGACGCGAATAGTTTATTTATTCGTTCAACTTCTTTGGCCACCCATTGTACGAATCCCAGTACATCGGTAGCTGGAAGTTGGGATATATAACGTTTACTCAGCCCCATCAGTACAGTACAGGGAACGAACAAGATATCGTGTTCTGTTTCGATGGATTGCAGTTGCATCAGTTCTCCCATATTTATGTCGTTTAGGGTATCTGGTGTCTTATACTGCCCTAGTTGATAAGGTTTTTTCAGTTCATCCAACTTGGTTCTAATGACCTCGGGTTCGGTGGCAATGCTGCTTATTGTCAAAAATTCTTTTACTGTCATATCTTTCCTATTTTTGCTTTTGGTCGTTTTGGTGTTGGTTTGATGCGGAATATCATTGCCATTATCAGCATATCAAGGTAATCTGTGGAATGACCTAATATTTCTTTCATTTTTTCTTTGCTGATTATTCCTTTCTTCCGTGTGTCTGCATCAATATGTGCTTGTTTGAGAACTGACAATTCTTCAATGATCCGTTCCCGCTGTGCTTCCGTGCATACGATACGAAGCAATCGATTGTTAATCATCTCAGCCAGTTTGAAGGCACACTCTGATTTCAAATTGTCAAATTCAGGATTAATAGGTCGTGCTCCTCCATGAAACTCCTTGATACCGTTCAGATAGCTTTCAAGATAGTTCCCCAATCCGTCAGAGTCCGCAATCATCTTACTACGAGGAATTGAGCATTCTATCATCATCCGCTTCAGGTCTGTTTCAATGGATTTTCCAGTACTGTATTCCTGATCCAGTTTGATAAAACACACATTCCCTTTCCAATGACCGGCGATAAATCTGTCTCGTCCCTTCATTGCAAGGTCTGCAGAACCGGTAGATTCACCTGCAGGAGCAATGAACTCATTCGTGAACAAGTCACAGATAGCGTCGTAGTTACACAGGGCAGTCGGGTCATTATCATACTCCCAATTGCCGAAATATAGGCGTTCCTTTGTTACCCGGTCTTTTGTGTTTCGAAGACTTTCGATGTAGTCTTCTGTTGCCCAAGGATTATCCTGCACCAAAGCTTGGATAAATGCATAAGGAGCTTGTAATTTGTCTTCTTTCCAGGGCTTGTAGAATTCACGGTATAGCCAGTTTTTCTTCGGGTTACAGGTGATAAGTATCTTTCCGGGTACATGGTATACATCGTTCATGTGGCGGCCGATACGGGTTTTCAAGACTTCGAAGGCAAGGTAGTGCACTTCACCAGCTTCCTCTATCCATCCTCCTGTATATTCCTTAGACCCCAATCGTTCATACATCGGATCTTTCACCGGATAATACGTCAAGTCAATATAAACGATTTCACTTCCGTTGTCGAAGGCTATCCCTTCATTTGTTGTCTTGTATGCCGTGAAGCTGTGAGAAGATGCTACCTTATTGAAGGTCACGGTAACGGACTCACGGCTATCCTTCAAATTATTTCGGCCAACAAACCAGCGAGTACCGGGAAGATAGTAGGCACATTGCATCAGCCATTCACAGCCTAGCCATGATTTACCACCACCTCCGGCACCACCATACAATAAAAATTTCGTTTTGCTGTCACGAAGAAAATTGTATGCCAATCGCTGTTTTAAGTTAACCTTTTGCTCCATATCACTTCAATTTGTCAGCTTCGGGAGTATAGGGAAGAAAGTCAAATCCGTTGAAGGGTTTGCCTTGTGTTGTATGATCCACTTCCTGTTTGTCGGACAACCCTAGCTTTCGGGCTATAATGTTTGCATTGAAAGCGCCAACACAGGCTCCTTCAAATTGTTGAGTCTCGATGGTTTCTTCCACCCGCGCGATGACGTGCAAAAAATCTTCATCATTTTTTTTCATGCATTCACTTCTGAAGCTACTCCACCAACGTGATGAAGTACCTAGATAGATACATAATCCGGTGAGAGAGTAGGGGCGCTGTGTAGGTGAAACTTCTTGTTGTGTTTGCTGTTCATTAACAGTTTCTGTTCTTTTACCTTTTTTGCGTCTAACAGGCATGGTACGTTGTATAGCCTTTCTTGTTGTCCATGGGTTTTCATCACACCATTGGAAATATTCGCACGCCGCCTCCCATAACGCTTCAGGCGTGGCGAAGAGTTTATCCCTGCCATGCTTGCTGCGTAACATCCAAAACTGATTTCCTTTAGGTGCTGCCATTGTTTATAGTGTTTTAAAGATTGGTATAATTTCTTTGTCCAGATCCCATTTGCGATTATTGGGAAGAGGAAGTGTGAATTCATATTGCAACGCTTTCAGATAATCACTCTTACTTGCGCTCCTTCCGTTGGTTGATGCTACTTGAAATGACGAACCTCTTAACTCTTTTTCTGGGCTTATCTTCATTCCTTTATCGAATATGTTAAAATCCTTTCCGATGTAAGCTGTGTTTAATCTGACGATGTCAGCTGTGGAATGATAATGCTGGAAGTACCATTCACCAAAACGGAAGTTGGCTGTGAAGTTCTTTGCGTCAAGAAATACGGCTTTAGAACGATGGTCGTGTGTTTCCTTGCGTTCAGATGATTTCTGGGCGAACAGCAGCGGAATGCCAGACCAGAATATCATTCCTCCGGGCTTGCATAATGCTGATAACGAAAGTAAGACATTCTTTTCATCCTCTTCTGAGTTCACAGAGTTCAACACGCTATCGCACACAACCACATCGTACAGCCCGTAGTCCGACAAGGTCTTGCATATGGAAGCACAGTCTTGCCTGATTTCCTTTTCATCAATGATGTCCGCTCCATCTTTGCGGTGGAAGAATTCAATGGCGTCAATGAGATAGCCTTTTTTCTTCAGTATGGTTGCGTAATCCTTTTGTCCGGCACCGAAATCGAGTATGCGCATATCCTTGGTGATGTATGGTATAACCTGCGTTTCATACAACGTTGAATGGCTACGCTTGCTTGGAACCCCGTTCTTTTGCCGTAGCCGTGCCTTTTGGGCAAAAGACTGTATATAGGTCTTTCGTTCCAGATGGGAATACTCGAACACTCCATATTCCTTAGAGAAGTATTTGAGCGCGATTTCTTCTTTCCCTTCTGGAAGGACATATACAAGTAGGTCCATACCTAATAGTTTTACCGTTTTGGCATATACTGTTGAGATGATCACTTTCCCGGTATGGTCACATACGGCATTTGCAAACTGGCCGTAACGGAGAATCATTTTCGTAAGGTCAACAACACGTGAGTTGTTTCCTCCTTTGGAAAGAATGGAGATATCTTTGTTGGATACAGTATAAAATCCTTCTGTTCCTTTAGGAAGACTTACATTGATTTCTGGTTGGATTTCCGACAACTCACATTCCGCATAGTTGTGAAGTTGGTTGAACCTTACTTCATCGGTGGAGTTTACACCATCAAGAATAAAGGCTGGAACATGGGTATACCCAAGCAGCTTCATTGTCTTTGTACGTTGGTGTCCTGCCATGATACGTTTATCCGATTGACGTATGATGATCGGTTTGATAATGCCTAATTCCTTGATGGATTTTTTTAAATCTTCTTGTGCTTCATTAGTGAGCAGGCGTGGGTTATATTCTGCCGGGTTCAATATTGATATGTCTATGTATTCCATCATAAGCTAAGTAGATTATTAACAAAACCAACCATTACACCGTTCTCATCCAAATATTCAGAAGCCCGTGCTTTCAGTGCTTCCAGTTCGCTTTCACTGACTGGAATCTTATACCCCTCAAATACTAAATATTTGATATGAGCTCCGGCTTCATAGTTTGCGTTCTTGAGTACATTATGACTGTCTTCTATATCTTCTGAAAAATCTGTCGGATCAGGAAAGCTGATGCCTTCCATACCCCAATTAAGCAACTCGTTACAATCCCAGTCAAACAACTTGGTTATGTCCCATTGTCCGTTGTTAACGTTATCACGTATGATTAGCTCACGTTCCCTTTCCTCGGTCAGGTTGGGAATAAGAACGGTCGGTACTTGTTGCATACCTAGCGATATACAGGCATCATACCTTTGGTTTCCGGCTATAATGATCAATTCGCCAGTACGGTCTGACAGGATGATCGGTCGGGCTTCGAAATAATCCGGATTGTTTCGGATTGACTCTTTAAGTTTGTCTAGCTGTTCATCCGAAATAGTTCTTGGATTGTTTTCCAGTTTCTTCAGTTCCTCTAGTTTTCTGTAAATAATTTCCATAATTGCTTTTTTTGCGTTACAGAAACGAAGGTACTTAATAAGGGAGCTAAGGGGAAAAATGAGGAAAACAAAGTACTGACACGGCTTGTCAATACTTTGTTATGTGTGTTATAATTCCTTTGTTGATATCAATGCCGAATTGCTGGTAAGATAAAGAATTACAGGAAAGTATTTCACTGGTAACCTGTAAAGTCTTGCATTCTTCTTTGATGAACGTTAATATGAAAAGTGGGAAAGATAGATAATGCTTTTTGCAGAGGTAGTGTAAAATAAACTGTGTCACGCATTATTTATCTCTAGAAAACTCATCGG